TCGGGGTTGCGGGGCGGAAGACACTAAGCTTACTCGTGAGATAGGTCGTCGATGGTTGGTTCAGTGCATCGCCAGAGCCATGGAGCCCGGCTGTAAGGCCGACTGTGTTCTCATCCTTGTTGGACCTCAGGGCGCACGCAAAAGTACGACGTTCCGCATCATGGGGTCACAAGAGTATTTCTGTGACACCCCAATGGATATTGGTTCTTCAAACGCCTATATGCAGATTCATCGTGCATGGATCTACGAAGTGGCAGAGCTCGACTCGATTCGTCGGGCACGCAACTCGAGCACCAAAGCGTTCCTGTCTGCACAAGAGGACACGTTTAGGCTTCCGTATGCTCGTCAGACGGTCACCTTGAAGCGACACACTGTGTTCTGTGGGACAACCAACAAAGCAGAGTTCATCACCGATGAGACCGGATCTCGACGTTATTGGCCGATACAGGTTGGTAAAATCGACACTGATTGGACGGAGCACAACCGTTCGCAACTCTGGGCAGAGGCCGTCGTTGCATATAAGAACGGCGAACGTTGGTACTTAGAGAATGAAGTTCAGAGCGAACTGGACACACAGTCTTCGGATTTCCGACAGTTCGACCCATGGCAAGAAATTATTGAGAGGTATGTCAGAGCAAACGGAATCAATTGCTCAACAACCGACTTGATGGAACAAGCGTTGAAGCTTGAAAAGTATCAGATGACTCGAGCATCAGAAATGCGCGTTGGCGACATCATGCGTCAGCTTGGGTACGAAAGAGTGCGACGAAGAGTCTTTGGTGATCGCAAGTACGTCTGGGTCGAAATGAAGAAGGACAACGTGATTGAGATTGAAAAACCTGCTGTAGTTGTAGACAATGAAGATGTGAAGGGAAGCTGAAATGGAAGACGTAGAACACGAAGACATCAATGAATTTATTGATAGATACCTAACCGAAGAGGACAAAGACCTTATTTGCTCAAAGAAATGTAGAAGCAAAGTAAGGTCGTTTCCTGGTAACGAATTGTTCCATTTGTATTCAGAGGCGAACAAAGTAAAAGAGTTCTGCGCCAACGGGCATGATCGGAACGCGAAAGGATTCGGGGTTGATTATTTAATCAGCAGAGAGTTTTCTAACGAGTGGAACGATTCGGAAGAACAACCGTACACGGAGTTTCGAACTACGGAACTGCTACTTGACTACATAGATGATGGATATGTGTTTGATGATGACCAGCTGGACAAGATCTATGCTTGGATTTCGTTGACCCCGTACCAACTAATGTCAATGACTGAGCCTATTCGCACGCAGTTGTGCAGGGCTGCAGAACTTTTGTGGGACCTATGCGTCATGAAGAGCAAGGCTTTTGCGATACAAACAAACGAAACAGCTCAGAGCATGATGAGAGATATTATTAATCATTGGTCAGAAACTGTTATCATTCCTCACAGTGGTGTCGGCAGACGAAACCTACTGGAATAAATATGTCCGAATTAAAATCGATTCAAGAACAGTGGGATAAACCAGTCCATTGGTCCATCCAAAAAGAGGACACAAAGATAAACATACTCGACGAAGACAATGTGTGTGTAGCGAGTTCAATAATTCACTCGCACGTCAAAGAGTCTATCGAAGAGCATTTAGAAAAGGTAAAGGCAGCAATAGCGATGGATCTACTGCTGGCCCTTTCCGGTGAGCCAGAAGCTTAAGACTTCTTTTTAGCCGGAGCCTTTTTCTTAGCAGGAGCCTTTTTAGCAGGAGCCTTTTTAGCAGGAGCCTTTTTAGGTGCTGGCTTTTTGGCTTCCTCTAAAGCGCTTTCCAACTCATTCACATACGAAAACAATGTGTTCAACACATCGTTAGTATCGTATCCAGGAATAATAAATCGACCTGGCTGACGTGCCCGCCGAATGTTTTGTACTTTATCTTTCAAACTCATTTGTGACTCCAATTACAAACGTAGACGTGGATTAAGCCCAGGCCATTCTCTTACTGAGACAATACCACCAGTTGCCCTTTCAATACCAATAGCCAACTGAAGTGATGGTGTCTTCCTGCCATACTCAAGATCTCGCAAGTACCCAATGCTGATCTGAAGCTCGAATTTATGAAGTTCGCCATTCAACCAGCGAATAAACTTCACTCGAGTACTCCGACCAGGGAGGCTTTTACGATACTCGGTAATGACCATTAGACACACCTTTGATTGGTACACTATCGAAATAGTTGATGTTTGTCTACTAAGAGGTGTGGCTCCTTGACACACTTTCGGTTAAACAGTACACTCACCAAAGAGAGGAACTCATGAATCAGGAAGAGCGCGAAGCTTGGCTCGAAGAGCGTCGTAAAGGGTTGGGCGGTACAGATATAGCTGCGATTATGATGGCTGGTGCCGAACAATCCGAGAAGCTTGGTTCATTTGAAAATAGTCTATTTAAGCTCTGGTCTGAAAAAACAGGCCTGTACGAAACGGAAGACTATGACGATGCGATTTTGATGCGTGGTCGAGTAATGGAAAAGTATGTATGTGAGTTTTATGAGCTCCATCTAGGGGAAGGGTGTACGCTCTGGGAAGAGGGACTGACATGGCATCCATCTCGGCCACGCATCTTTGGCACGCCTGATCGACTCGTTGAACAAAACGGAGTTCGGTTTGGAATGGACGCCAAAACAAGACGCTATCGATTTGGGTGGGGAGAGTCTGGAACGACGGACGTACCGCTTGATGTAGAGATTCAGATGAGGGTCTACATGGAGATTTTCGATGCTCCGTATTGGGACATCGCTACACTGTTCAGTCTTGATGACTTTCGCGTATATCGAATAGAGCGAGACAAAGAACTTGGAGAATCTATACTAAATGTGGCAGAGGCGTGGTGGAACAAGCACGTTGAAGATGAAGTGCCACCAGATGTAGACGCAACCGACGCATGCAAGAAGGCGCTTTCTCAGATGAACCCACGAGTTAAAGACGACCCGCCAAGGGTTGCAACCGTCGCTGAAAAAGATCTCCACGAAAAAATCATCAAGATTCGAAAAGAATTAAAAGTGCTCGACGCTGAAAAGAAAGAGATGGAGAACTTGTTAAGAGCAAAGATCGGTGAAGACTCAGGCATACAGGGGGTTGCAACCTGGAAGATGAGCAAGCCGAGGAAGGTATTCGACAAGCAAAAGTTCAGAGAGAAAGAACCCAAGCTCTACGAAAAGTACTTAATAGAACAACCAGGAAGTAGAATACTTCGAATCAAAGAGGCAACATGAGCACTGCATTAAGCACAAGAGACAAGGTCACTCAACTAAACGAGTACCTCGAAAGTAAGAAAAACAGCCTGATTAAGATCGCTCCACAAGGAACTGACGTAGATCGGATTATCCGTGTTGCGATGTTTGAGGCCGTCAAGAACGAGCGGCTTGTGCAATGCAGTCCAGCCTCGGTATACATGGCTCTCGCTAAAGCCTGTGAGCTCGATTTGGTTGCAGGTGGAGTCCTGCACCGAGCGTCTCTGGTTCCGATGTGGGACAAGAAGAGCAAAGGCTACAACGCAGAGTTGTGGATTGAGTACACCGGCCTGATGGATCTTGTGAAGCGCTCTGGCGAGGTAGCTCACTTTAAGGCCGAAGTTGTCTATGAGAACGATGAGTTTGAACACTCATTTGATCTTGAGAGTGGAGAGATTCTCCGCCACAAGAAGTGTCACGACAATCCTGGTGATTTGTTGCTCGCATACGCAGTTTGCTTTTTCAAAGACGGACAGCGCCAAGTAGAGGTTATGCGTAAGGATCAAATCAATAAGATTCGAAAATCATCTCGCAGCCCAGACTCTGGACCGTGGTCGCAGCACACCGAAGAGATGTGGCGAAAGACGGTCATTCGTCGCATCTGTAAATATTTGCCACTTACACCAAAGACTACAGCTGTTCTTGAGCACGACATTCAATCTGACTTTGGCAACTCAATAGGCATCGATGCAATCGAAACTAATGTTGTTGAACAGGACAACACACAACAGCCAAATAATGTTATTGATGTACAAGAGGCTGAACCTAAACCAAAGTCAAAAAGAAAGACCAAGGTTAAAGATTTAGTTGAAAGGGCAAAAGAAAACGATCTGCCTGAACCCGAAGAAGACTTCACTGCATAGGAGCACTCATGTCTTTGCTTGATCAAGCCGCTAATAATCTCTCACCATACAAGATGATGATCTCGGAAAAGGCTGGGCCTAAGGACGAGAGGAAGTTTATCATCCAGCCAAATATCCTTGTGGATATTCTCAAGGACGAAATGTCCAATAGAGTAATCGACAAGAAGGCACGGAAAGAGTTTGCTTCTTACCGCACCAAGCTTGAAAAGGTTGAATGGCGACTTTCTGGCATTTTGAATTTCGTAGATGAGCCTCTTTATCGTGAGCAAATCGGTAAGACAATCGAGTCAATGCTTAAGCACATTCGACTGCGTCAACCAAACGGCGATTGGGTTGTTACGGACTTCGAGGTTGATGTCCGACCAAATAGAAATGGCGATGACGCAATTATGCTCGCAGTAAAATTTGTAGACACAAAGAACGAGCAAGACCTTCAATATCAGAACGGCGTGCCCCTCGTAGACGTAAAGGTAGACGTGTCTGGGTCAAACAAAGAACTTATTGAGGCAATCCAGGCCCAAGGCGCCAATTCAAACGATTCTGAACTGAAAGATCTGATGAAGCAGTTTATTGCTGCAGTTGCTACCAATGGTCTC